GGTGTACCATAAGATTTACCTGTCTCCAATGGGTCATTACCTTCGGCTTCGATTTGAGTTCTTCTAAACTTACGTTTTTGATCTTGAATGATTAAATCTCTATATTCATCATATTGATCTTCTGATAAATGGTAGATATTATCATAAATCCAGTCTGTAGGAAGAAGTTTTTCTGTTTTTAATGTTTGAGCTAATTCTGTTTTAGATTTCATCAACTCAATCTTTTCTTGTTCAAATATAATAGATGGGGTTTGCATTGAAATTTCAAAATTAGTCAATGCTTCATCTCTATAACCTTGAGCATATAAATGAACAAGTGCAATTTTATTTAATTCAGATACTACAATACGCTGTAAACGTTCAATTGTACGGGCAAAACGAATATCTTCAGCTGCTAATGTAGCTTTACCTTCTGTTGTTTCATCATATCCTAAAAATGCTTTTGGAATTTTAAGGGCAGCAAATAACTTATCTCTTAAATATTCAACATCTTGGATACCATCATAATCTAAACCTTTAGTAGTTTCGATTTTAGTTGTTGTATCATTTCCACGAACGGGGATATAAAAATCCTCCATCATGTTTTGCATATTATATTTCAAATTATACTCACCCGTTTTACTATCAACATAAGGAGTACGTTTCATATTTGAAATAGTTTTTTGCATAAATGCATCTATTTCATTTGGTGGAATAGACCCAACATTCATATAGAAAATACGTTTTTCAGGTGCACGAGCAATTCTATGAATTAGCATCGCATCCTCCATTAAAGTATATTGTTTAAACAATTTACGAGCGGGTTCAACGTAAGAACGGCCATAAGGTAAATAATTAGTATCACCAATTAATCTAAAGTGAGCCATTTCATAGTTATCAAAGAAAATACCAGGTTGGTTATCTGTACCTGATTGTCCTGGTACTCTATACATTCCTGAGTTAGTATTAACTAAACCATCAGGAGCATATCTATAACGAATTTCTGATGGGTTTTCTGGGTTATAACCTTCTTGTCTTTCAATATGATATGCTGTATAAGGGATTACATTATATACTCCAAATTTTTCTGATATTTCTAGTTTTAGGAAAAAATCACCATATTTAGTCATTTGACGAATCCAAGACCATAGGTTAAACTCGATATTTAAAACGTCATAGAATAAATTATAAAGTATTTTTTGAACATCCTCGTTTGAAGAACGGATAGATAACACTTCACCCATATCGTTCTTTAATGTAGATTCATCAGCTATAATATCTAAAGCAGAAGCAATAATTGCATCTTGATCCATTACATCGTATTCTGAGTATAATTGAGGTCTAAGATATTGGTAATTAAAATTAAATTGTGATCCATATAATGAAGTAGGACTAGTAGAGAAGATTCTATTATATCTATCAATTAGTGAATTAGTTTGTAATTCACCACTAGTTTGGATTGTATTACTATCGATTACTTTTATTTGATTTCCCCCAGCATTTCGTATAATTACGTCAGTTGAAAATAATCTTTGTAGTCTACTAAATAAGCCTTTATCTGCCATTGTATATAGTTATTATTATAAATATTATTTAAGAAGCCAGCTAATATCTTCTTTTCCATTGTCTGTATGCATATGGTAAGGGTTATCTGCTCCTTGTGAAAAATAACCACCTTGATATTGTGTTCTATTTACTGTTATATTATTTAATGCATTTCGGGTTGCATCTAAACCACGTTGTCTTAATTTTAAAGCTGTGTCTCTAATGTACATAGCAATACCAAATGACATAACTAAATCATCATTATACCCACTTTGGGCTTCTGCTCTTCCGTTACGCCAAATAAATACTTTCATTTCTTCTATCAACCTTTTAGATTGGATTGTTACTCCTTTATCACTAATGTACTCTTGAAACTTACCTATTACCATAGGTCTAGTTCTAGAAGACATTGTAAAACCAGCTACCATTTTTGAATGGTCTTGATATTTGTCAAAATACGAATTAGCATTTGGGGAGTCACTCCGTTGTGAATAGTAGAGGTTAGGATATGCTCTATCTATAGCAACTTGTATAGTTGCCCAACCAATATTAGCATTTTCAATTACTAACATTGCTTCATTATATTCCGAAGCTAAACCAACTAGTAAATGACCATATTCTTTTGTTCCAATTTGGCCTTTATATTCTGCAACTTGTACATTATTTGCTACATCAATTACATGACATGCTGAATAATCTTTTCCATCACCTCTAGAAACGTCAGCTACTACAATATAATCCCTAGTATAATCAGGTGATTCCCAAACCCATAAGTTTTGGTCCGCACCTCGTTTTTCCATAGGATCCTTAATATAAGTTTTTTCGTAAAAATCAATATATTCAGGATAAAATACTATATCACCTGAAGTACTAAAATCACAATCACATTCTTGAGCTGCCATTCTAGGGTCACCTAGTAATTCATCTTGTCTATCTCTCCATGCTTGATCTCGTTCTGGGTGAACATACCAAGGTAATTTAATAGGTAAAAAATCATTTTCTTCAGATTCTGCTCTAACCCATGTTTGGTGAAACCAGTTACCTGTACCATAAGGTGTAGATAATGCTATACATCCACCACCAGTAGCAAGTGTTTGTTGAGCTGAGGCCCAAATTTCTCCAATATTATCAATGAATGCTGCCTCATCAATTAATAGCAAAGATACTGCTTCTGATCTACCTGCATCTGAACTTGCAGAAGTTGCTTTGATTTGGGATCCATTTTTTAACCTTAATGTTAGTTTGTTATTTTCATCTGCATCTATTTTAAGCCATGAAGGTAAATTTTCATACATAAATTTTACCTTTGTAACCATATTTTTAGCGGTTTCCTGCTTTGTAGCAATACATAGAATATTTTTATCTTTATGAAAAACCATTAACCATAAAGAAAGACCTGCGGTTAAAGTTGAAATACCTAACTGTCTAGATTTTAAGATAATCGAATAAGGATTATCTCTCATTAGTGTTAAAACTTTTTCTTGAAATGGATATAAATTAAATTGTATACGACCTCTTTGGGGATGTTGAATATAACAGTACTTACGCATAAAATGAACTGGGTCCTTTTTACACTTAAGATATTCTTGTTTTATTACTAATTTAAGATCTGACATACTATTTTACTAAAAGTACAGCTCCTACTATTCCTATTAGGCCCGCCCCCATAGTTAATTTATTTTTTAACTTTTGTTTTTGTAAATCTTGTTCTAATTTTTTGGATAGTTCCTGAGATAAAACTAATTGATCAGATTTAGTAGCAAGAATTGAATTAAAATTACCTACTTGAGTATTTAGGTTACCAATAATACTATCTTTTAGAATTACTTTTTGTTCTAAAATTTTAATTTTATCCATTGTAAGAGCTAATTCACTTTTAGCTCCATCTCCTGTTATAAGATCCTTAATTACTAGACGCGCTATTGGCTTTTGCAATTGAATCGAGGTACTGTCTGTAGCGCTCTGTGAAAAACCTTTCAAGCTCGTCATCATTAAAGCTATCAACAGCATCAACTTTAGTACTAATTTCATATCTTAAGTTGTTTATTCTATTATCTTTAAGATCGAGTTCTTGATCTAATTTAGTTATTTGTACGTTTAACGTATCAATTTTAAAAGTCAATTCGTCATTTATACTATGCAACGAATCGACTTTTTGCTCTAATGCCTCTATTTTAGCATTATACTCACTTACATAATCTTCTTTTTCACCAAAAAAATTAAAGATTATTATACATGTCCCTATTATAATGAATAATGGATAATTTCTTTTTAACCATGTAATCATAACATTTTTTATTTATCTATAATAGCTTCTAACTCTTTTTTGAGTTTTGTTTTCTTTTTAAGATCAGCTACAATTTTTTCTTTTTCAGCTCCTTCAGCTTCTTTATAATCACGAGCTAAAGATTTCATTTGTTTAGTTAATTGAGCAAGTTCTTCTTTTGCTTTAGCTAAACCTTTAGTTGCTTTTAAGTCTGCTTTAGTTGGTTCTTTATCTTCTTCTTCTGCTAAACCTGCATCTTTTTTTGCTTTAGCTAAATCAGCCATTGCCTTAGTTAACTCTTCTGTATCTTTAATATCTTGTTGGGTTTTAGCATCTTCATTCATAGCTATAAGATCATTAGCAGCACGAATAGCAGCATCTAAACCATTAAATACATCATCACTACCTACGATTTCGTAATAGTCATCTTTTAATTGTTTTACATCAAGAATAAAGTCTCTAATAGCTGTATCATCACCTTTACTCCATACTCCTTCTGTAGTAAGAGTAGATTTAATTTCTTCTTTTATAAAAGCTGTTAACTCAGATTTTTTCATTATAATAGGTTTTATTATAAATATGTTAAAGATTAGTAATGTTCAATATTTGTTGGATTCGCTCCTCTGTAGATCCAGATATTTCTTCAACTTTTTTAGCTCTATGACCATATCTTTTTATAAGTGTAGTAATACTAAAATCAATTACATCTCTATAATGTTCATCTGTTTCTCTTACACCATTATCTTCAATATCAAGCCCACGAGGAGAAATATAAAAAATATAATCATACTCTCTAATAAATTCCTTAGCATATTCTTCAAATGCTT